CCAATTGTAAACCCTACCGGAACTTGAAGAACGACACCGCCAGAACCATTATAAACCGTTTGAACTTGCTCACCTTATCGGCGCGAAGTGCTTCACTGAAGACCCCACCAGCCGTGACGCGATCCCACTTGAGTATCTCCAGCGTGTAGTCGTGTAGGCAAGCTGCCTTCAAAACTCTCTTGTCCGTAGGGTCTACAAACCAACGACCGTACCAAGGCACACTCACATCAAACCTGTAGCCAACGGGAATTTCAATTATTAAACCGGAACCAAGCTTGCCGACTTCCCAAGTAATGGGCTTGATTGTAAGATAGGAATAATCACCGTCTGGCGTGTACCAGCTATTAAGATCAGTGTATTGTGACATTTATCCTCCTAGATCATGCTGGCTAGATCGTCTATCGCCTTGAGAACAAACCCCGGAGTGTCCTCTGTATCACAACCATAACTGTCAGTCGGTCCACTCGCGAACCTGACCGGACCCATCTTCGTCTGAATTGAAGTGTTGGAGTTCCTATGAATACCAATGGGAAGATTAACACCATTTGTACCATCGACTAAGCGTCTGCGTCTATTACCACTTAATACAAACCAATTGGTTGGCGAAATTGTTCCCATGCTCAATGGACCCTGAATAGTCATGACGGGTCTATTATTTGACCAAGTAACATCTGAGTTTTCATCATATGCTATTGCGCCAACATAATCCAAACCAAGTGGAACTAGATGAGCGGGCTTAAAGACGCCAATCTGTGTGGTTGCTTGTGATCTGGACCACATTCTTGCGTGTGAGTATCCTCTGTCATAAAAGACTAGATCATCAAGTATTACTCTAAATGCAAGCACTGCATAATCAGCGGTTGGGTCTCCATCAAAAACACCAGTTGTAATATTATACTCGTAGTTTCCTATGCGAGGATACCGCTCATATTGAGTAGCGCCCGACAATCTAGCACATTCATTGGATGAATCATGCGCATAATATGATTGTACTGTGTTGGAGTTGTAATAGATAGGAGAACCAGTTAATGACACAACCCGCTCTAAAACTAGAGTAGGATCATTTGAATCATATATTAATCTTCCTGTTGAATCGAATGTTTGAACGCCGTAACTCATGATGGAATACTCGAAAAGAACATAACATTGAAGTTTCTAGACCAAGTACCATCATTGAGATTACCAATGCCGCCGTCAGACCACGAGAACACTTTAGTTGTGTTGTTGAATACCATTCTTGGAACAAGTGCTGCAAATGTACCGCCCGATGTTCCTATTTGAGATGCAAAAAAGAAACCTTCGTCAGCATCATATTCGGAAACTGTTACACTTCCACTCCAAGCCCTGCACTCAAGAACTCTAACCATTCTTGCGGTTTGCATTTCCTCAAGCGTTCCATTCTCCAATCCTATGCTGCGGATTTGTGTGCCGTAGCTCATATCCTCACTCTCCTTCGGTGGGACTATAAGATGATATACGGAGAGTATTAGCTTCAAAAATCCCGCCCGAACACGTTGGACAAAAGACCAAAGGTACGTGAAGCTGTTTTTGAAGTGACACATCAAGCCACAATTGTCCTGTTTTCCACTCATTCGGTGCTACTCCATCTGCTATGTTTGTAGCTTCTGCGTAGCCGCAACTATCACAATTAACTACAGTTGAATTTTCGTCTTTAAAAACATGTATCGCCATTTCTTTTCCTATCTTTTAACTTAAGTTACCCATTCTCATCCGAATTACGTTAGATGCATCATAAACAAGTACTTTGTCGCTGTGTATTTCCATTCTTGCGCCCGAAGTTGCAGTTCTCAATATTCCGATAGTTGCACTTATTGCAGACAATTCACTTACATCAATCTTCGCCGCAGTAACTGAATTTGCATCCAGTTTGTCAGTCGTGACGGATTCAGCATCTAGATGAGTTGCCTTCACGGTACCGTCGAGAATAATATTATCCGCCGATATTCTGGCAAGGGAGAGATCAAGTCCGCCACTTGAGTAAGATGCTAGTTCAAGTTCAGCGCCAGCAGTACCAGCCTTTGTTTTAAGCATAATACTAGATTCAAGAGTGCCGTTTATATCTGCAACAGCCTTTTGTGTTATGCCCGAAGTAGAGTGGGTTTCCACTGCTTCAAAGGACATACTATGCAGACGTATTTTGTTGTATTTGTATCCATCACCGCCGCCAGATGCTGAATAGAAATGGGCAACAATTTTATCATCACCTCCGAGTGTCCAACCTGACGGACGCTCAAAGATACAAGTGATTTCCTTTACAACCCCAATATCATTATTAACACCTTCGTCTCGTAGATATTTATGCTGATAAGGAATACTGTCTCCACTTTGCCAAGCCACGGACATTCTCGCGCCGCCCCACTCACCCGCAAGTAGTTCTGCACGGCAAGTCATAACAACAGTTTCAGTTTCACTTGCTAACAGATTGGTATTTCCACGTTCACTGCTTCGCGTGTATATTGTTGGTCTAATTGTAGTTGGAGGGTCCGCTGTTTCGAGTAGTACACAATTATCGCCAATATCAGATGCAATATATCCTGCACTACCTTCATTAGTTAGAAATGTGTATGATTCAGGCGCAGCAGCTTTGTCTGACCAGATTGCAAACTGAGGGTTATAACTGACGGGTCCGCCAAATATTCTAGCCGCAACTTCACGGCTATATTGGGCAGCAGAAGCGGCATCTTCAGCATCAGATACGGCGGCAGCTACATTAGATTCAGTAATGGAAGCATTTGACGCGCTTGTTGCAGCCGCGATTGCGCTGTTGGATGCTTGAAGTGCAAATTCCTCTGCATCAAGTGCGCCTTGGCTCCCGTCAATTACGTCTTGTAGTCCTGCGCCAAGATTAGACCAAGTTATTGTTCCCTCGGAAATGTCACCAGACTTAATACCAAGTGCTAATGATGGAACCATTATACTTGATGCCATTGCACCAATGACAGAATCCTTGCCTATAACATCAATCCAGAAATAATGATCATCAACCGCAACAGGAGCAATAATAATGCTGTTCGAAGTTGTTGTTCCTACCTTTAGGGCAAATGCTCTATTATCAGCTTCCCATTGATATACATCATACCGAAGTGCAAGTTCAGGATTTGGATCTGTCCAGTTCAGTGTAACACTGTTCATGCCCGCAGTCGCAGTTGCGCCCACGAGTGGAACAATCTGTGGCATTGCATTTAGCAATATTACCGAACCAGTTGACAGTCGACCAGATGCACTCTCTGATTTAACCAAGAAGTAATAATCCAGACCGGCATTTAGTTCTGCGGGAATATCAAAGTAATTGGTGCGAGTTTCCCCAATGGAAATAAATTCGGAACTTGCTTCGCGGTAATAGATCAAGAACCTACGAGTCGTATCATCCTCGGGAATATCCCATGACAACCAACCATTACTTAAATCGCCCACACGCGAGCCTGAGTTCCAAGCAAGAGTTGTTACGTTAGGAACACCGGAAGGTAGTGTAATTTTAGGATTAGTTATTACATCGTCAGATACATTATAAGCAAGAGTTTCAAAGCTAAACCGAGTTGCAGTTATTTTTACTGTCAAATTAGTTGTAATTGCTATTTCTTGTATTCTAAAGATTTCATTTTCAATGCCAAGAGCATCACTTGAGATCTCGATTAGATCGCCTTGCTCGTGGATCATTGCATGTCTGTCTAGTTCCAATGAAAGTGTCATTTGTTGTCTAGAGTTTCTGACAAGTTCCTCTGCCTTCGCAATAGCACTTCGTCTATGTGTAGCACCTTGGATGAAGTAGCTTGCTTCATTCTCGATATAGTTATCATCAGCAAGATATGACATGTGTTGTGCAGAGCCATATGCAGGATAAGATGCACTGTCAGTGACAAAATCCTGTTCTTCGTTAAGAAATTTAACTGTTGCTCTATTAAACTTGTCTGAGACACCTGCCCAAGCTAGTTCGATATTCTCATTAATAATATCCACATCTGTGTACTGAGCAGTAATCAAACCATCCTGCTCTGTTATGTCTGTTGGATAATCAAGAATTAGCTTATACTTGCCTTCGGACCAAATAAGTTCAGACTGCGACATTGTTTCAAGCAAACGCTCAATATTATCACGTCTTGTCTCATTTGTATCAATCGTAATATTACATTCATACAACCGGATATGGCGTCTTACAATTGGAACAATATCATTCTCGGGCAATGGTCTAACACCATTTACTCTGCCCTTAACATCAACAAATGTGTCAACAATTGTGTCGCAGATTTCAGCGGCATCATAGAATGATTTGAGATGTATTTCAGTTTGATTATAGCCACACCCACCATATTTCTTGTCTCTTATCAAATAATCCAAAAGGCAAAGAGATGGGTTATTACTATATACTTTCGTTGCTGAAAGAGTATAATTATTTCCGTCACGTTCGACTGAATATACTCTGTTTCCTCTAATGAATGCTTGAACATCAGGCACTGCACTATAGTTTGGATCATTTCTGTTAAGCGCAAACATGCCAGACATATAAGCCATGTTGGTGAATAGGTTGGTAGCTGGCACACCTGCATCTGTTGCAGTAGGACTTGCAACACCACCAGACAACGAAAAGTCGAGACAATGATTAAACTTATCGTCGTCCCAGTTTAGACCATCAACTTCAACATCAATGATTCCGTCAATCCCGCCAAAACAGAATGCTTGTTGGACCCAAAGAAACTTTGGAGTTCTGTCCTCGTGATAATCATTGTCAAGTCCGACTCTAAATCTTTGGTCTCCAGCAGGTATTTCTAATAGATCAACCGTCTTTGTGGAATCGTGATAAGTTCTAACACCACCAACTTTTTGATTGCCATACACAAGCGGAAGATGAACAGGTTCTCCATCAATGGTAAGAAGGAAGCCACGGCGTTTTTCAGCCTCTTCTTCCATCTTCTTCATTAATTTGTTCATACGACCATATTGCCATAATGCACTGCCTATCGCCATTCCGACTGCTAGATATGCCAAAGTATATTCCTCTTCTGTATTGTATTATATTGTATATTTATTAAACTCTAGCTCTTGCCCCAATTAACATCAAAGGAACCGCCGCCCTCAAGAACTTGGTCAAAACAAGTATCAATTGCGCTGAATGATCTAATTCCGTCTCTTGTCGTGAACAAAGTAGACTTTGCGTCTAACGAAGATAATGGGGCAGAACATTCAATGCTAAAGATCTGTGAACTGTCAGTTATTTCCTTCTTTGCATTTGATACTGTTCCTGAATAAACATGGTTCATATCTGCAATACCAGTCAAAGGAACTTCATTTATCGTGAAACCCATCTGAATTGTCACGGGCAAGTGGATGATGCCATTTTCAATCTCGGCAGACATAACAGGATCTAATCCAGACAAACGCAGTCGATAAGTCTGGCGATCAACAACAGTTGTTGCTCTCGGTGCCTCAAACTCAATTATTGTATCTTCTGATCTGTATAGGTTTCCGTTCCAGTTAAGATCATATGGCAATGTTGTAAAATAATAGTTTGCGTTGAATTGGAAATGAACAATGAAGAAAAACCCCACATTGTCCTGAGTTAATGTTGCGAGTAATTCTGTGCTATTTGTTTTCATTATAGACTTTCTATTATCTTAATCGAACCGGGATTTGACATAATCCCATCCGAGAATACAATTCCTTGCCCGCTTGTCATGTCGAGTTTGTAACTAATTTCACAATCATCACCAAATTGGACAATAGTATTTATGCTTACAGGTGCTACGAGGTTCGGGAAGATCTTCAATTGGATATTGTTGGTTCCATTACCAAACGAAAGCGCACTAGTGACGGAATAAACCTTTGAATGATTTGCAAAAGTAATAAATGTACCGACAGGAATAGTTGCAGTTCCAGTTTGTGAACTAGATTTAACCAAAATAATATCATCGCCCGGTACTGCGGCAGTACCCACCTGTAGATCTCCATTAAAACTGTACTTCGACAGTACACCCGTAAGTTGAGGCATAATCATTTTCTTGCGGTCGAAGAAGTCCCATGTATGTGCGGCAAATACTTCGCCTTCATCGTCGTTCATTAGAACAGAAAATGTTAATTCCCACCTTTGTGCAGGAGTTAATAGAGTTGATTGCTTGAGCGACATTGTTTCCACGTGAAATGCAACTCGCCTTGAAACAATGCTTAGTGGTGCTAATATTTTACTTCCGTTATAGTAATATGCCATCTTATCTAGTTCCTCCAGATTCGTGATTGTAGTCATTGATGCCACGAGCCAATTCAGGCATCATATTGTAGATTTCTTTTTTGGTTTGGCGGCTAACGTCGCCTGTAATATTAAGATTAAATACTTGTTGACCACCGCCAAATGCTTTTCCTACTTCAGAAACAGGAACAACAACTTCGCCCGGTGTTAGCATTGCAGGAACTGAATCCTGACCAAGTTTGGAATATGGTGTGTGTGGAACTTCGCCACCATCGGACATGAATAGAGCGCCAAAGAATGAACCAATTCCGCCTCCACCGCCAAGTGCTCCCATAATGCCTGACAAACCGTCACTTATAAGTGAACCAAAGTTTTTAAATATGTCGCCAAATCCAGCACCACCAGCACCACCAAGTGCGCCAGTTAATCCGTCACTTACCGTTTTGCCAAATCCCTCAAACAATTCATCTAGACCTAAGCCGCCAAGAAGAGTTTCAGTTAAACTAGAAGTGAAACTGTCCAGAATACGAGACGTAATGTCGTCCATTGTACTAAGTGCAAACTCTTTCCAGTCGCCAGTCTTAAGTGCAGTTGATAGTGCAGTGCCAAGTGAGGAAATAAATGTATCGCTTACTTCCTCTGTTACCTCATCTGGATCGGAACTTGATCCGCCACCACCTGATCCGCCAGTTCCACCAACACCACTGCCACCAACATCGCCCTTTCCGTTGTCTTCGCTACTTCCACCGTACGGAACTTCGGCAGCCGTGGTTGGTGGCATAATTGCTGAAGTTAAACCAACACCCGTGGTTTGACCAAGCCATGGAGTTAAACCGGGATTTTCTCCTGCATTGTTAGATGATGCTATTGAATTGTATGTTGCTTTTCCGATATCAACGCCGGGAGCCATATTAAGCGTGTCAATTATCGCATTGACACCATCTGTCAGTTTTTCCATGACGTAGTTTACAGCGCCAATAAGAACATTCTTGAATGCATCAGCCGCAGCAGTAAGTCCCCAAGTCATTTGTTCTTTGGCGTTAACAGCAATCCACGAAACCGCGTCACCGAATGTGCGCTGAAAGAAGTCCGCAACTGTACTAAATGCGTTCTTCATGTTCTCTGCAAACCCGCCAAAATCTAGACTAAACAAGTCGGAGATTGCGGCATATATGCTTGTCCAATACTCAATAGATGTCTTGATTGCATCAATTACTATTTTGATAGCGTCTACTAATGCACCACCAAGCCAACCCGCTACTTGAGCGATAATTGACCCAAATGATTGTAGCCAAGAGAACACGGTTGCTATTCCGTTCTTGAAACTTTCAATCCAACCAGCAGCATCCGCGACAGATACATTGAATAGCGAAGCCAAAGTATTAGTTACCGATGCCATTATAGCATCCCAGTTATTGGTTACATAAACTAGTCCCGCTATTGCAGCGGCTATTCCTGCTATTGCAGCCGTTACTGGTAATGAAACCAATGTGAGGGAGGCACCGACAACAAATAATGCACCCGCCAATGCCGCCAATCCTGCAATCGCTTTTATTATAACTGGATTGTCCGCAGAGAATTGACTAATTGCGTCCATTGCGCTAGTTATGAGTGGCAATACATATCCGATAACATTGGTCATAACATTTTTAAATATTGTGCCAACGAGGTTCATGGCGTCATTAAATGCTGCTGATGCCAGTGCGGCAGATTCTGAAATAGTCAAAAGCCCCTTTGATGATTCATCTAGACCAGAGGTATCGAGTTTTCTATCTGCAAACTCTTTGCCCAATAGTCTAACGGCAATTGCAGATCTAACACCTTCATCCTCAATGCCCGCCAGACCATCAACAATAGCGCGAAAGCGATCCTCGGGTTTCATCCGATCTAGATCTTCGAATGTTGTGCCGATCATCGCGAGATCATTTACAGCTTGCTTTGATCCATCGCCCGCAGATTCCATTGCTTTGTTAACTTTAACCATAGCCTTGGATAATGAGCCACTTGATAAGCCAGCTTGTTGCAATCCAAATTCAAGTTTCTGGAAGGCGTCAAATGCAATGCCAGCACCCGCAGCATTCTTAATCATTTCATCTGCATTTGCGGCAAGTGCTTTTACTGCCCCAACAGAAACGATGCCCGCAAGTGCTACCGCAACACCTTTAAATGCCTTTGCAGCATCGGCACTGTGTTTCTTTGTATTATCTGCATATTTCTTGGTTTGCTTATTGGCGCTGTCTAGACCTGTTTTTAATTTAGCAATATCTATTCCAAGTGCTATAGCTAGTGAGGCAATTGTCGCCATTTTTATTTACCCTTCATTCTTTTCTTGTGAAGTTGTTTCGCTTTTTTCTCGATTGCCGGACCCAATGTTCTACCGAAGTTGTTAATCATCTCCTCGGCATTCATATCCAATGCATTTCTTAGAGTTGCGGAACCTGACATTTCAGTTGTCCCAAATTCCACGGCTAACGCTTGATGCCACAAGGAAGGTGCGCCAGACCAAGTCCAACCCACCCTTCCAACTAGGACCATATTTTCGTGGAAATGCTCGGAAGCTAACATTTTCTTCGTCGGCTTACCTATTCTGATCTTGGTGGATGCAGCTAATTGCCCCGAGTCTCTTGGCGTGGTTGTTTCAATTATAGATTTAATTGGATCAACAGCCGCACGGACAGCAGGTCTAAGTGCCTGCACACCAGCTTTAGGACCGTACTCATCACCTAATGCGAGTAGGGCTTGTTCTAGTTCAGCCATGCCTGTTAATTTCATTTCCATTCGATTCGGTTCCCTTCCTTATTCTATTTATTCTTTTTACAATTTCGCTTTTATCCACGCGGGCATGTCGCCACCAAGCGAGTTGATTGCGTTAGTTGCCATGGAGTTTTGCTTAATTATTTTTCGGGATGCCGCGCCACGTCCCAAACTTTCAGCTTCGGATATGATTGGGAAGATCTCGTGGAATTTACTAAATGGAGTTGCTTTGAATCTTTTACCGAGTGCTGTTGCTCTCAGTATTTCAGCTATTTCATTGAACTTCGCTAATTGATAATACACATTGCGTTGTTCGCCATACGGACCCCAAAGACCCATTTGCATAGCAGTGTAGAGGTGGCGCAAGTCCTCAATGTCAAGGTTATCAACAGTCTCAAGTGGACTGCCATTAGCCAATAACAATGTTCGGACTTGCGTGTACCAATCTTCGGTTAGTTTTTTTTATCTGCGCTTCCCGGTACGAGTGCATCTTTGATTGCATTTGCAAATGCATTAAATTCCTCGACGGATAGGCTTTCGATGCTTTCAAATGTTTCAAATTCTTCAAACGACTCTCCAGTTGCATCACATGCAAGAGCAAACAGTTTCATTGTTAGATCTTGGGACACCTTTTCGCTGGCAAGGTCCTTTTTAGTTAATGAAGAATGTGCTTTGGCGATTGCCTTTGATTCCGCAATTGAAAGCGCACGAATGTAAAATCCTTCTATTGAAGTTTCTATTACATTCTTTTTCGGCATAAATTTTCTGATTGAAGTCTTAGTCATATCTGTTCCTTTTTTATATTATCTTGTCTGTTCTTTTACCAAGAACCTCTTTTTATTGCTTGTATGTAAAATTCATCTATGAATTGTTTTGCCACGGTAATAGCATCATTGACATCTTCGCCATTGATAACCAATTCTTTTGCTAGGTTAAATGCCATCATCTTTTGGTTATCATATGAGTACCAGAACTCTTGTTCCTCCTCAGGTCTACCAAACTGTGTTCTTTGGATCATGTCTTGTAATTGCGTATCTGTGATCTTTGTGTTCATATCCTTTCCTTTCTGTTCTATATATTTATACTATGGATAAAGTTTCGTAACTGTATTCCATAATGGGTGGCACTTGTGGGTCACTAGAATATATGAATGATCTTCAATTAATTCTTCCTCAATTGAGATTTTCCACGGTCCATAACTATAGAAACCAATTTTTCTATTCTGTGTAAAACCAGTAGATTCTAGTCTTGCAGGAATCCGATCATTATCTTCGGTGTAATACCATTTTGATCCATCAAGTGTGCAGTTTCTCACCTTGTCATAGGTACCGAAAACCTCGCTATTGGCGGTCGTCATAATGGTGAAGTTTTCCACTACTGGCATGAACTTGCCTTCGAGCATTCCGAATAAATTATTGAATGTGAAAATCAACAACCAAATAAAAATGAGGGCAAACTTGTAACTAAATAGAGTTTTCATTTATCTAATAATCCTAATACTATCTTTCGAATAATGTCCTTTAAAAATGCCGCGTCACCAGTTATAGCAACAATTGATCTCATGATATTTTCCGCACTAAGCGCAATGAGTATTGCAATTGGAATATTCCAAGCTGCTGATAATGATAAAAGAGCTACAACAGGTCCGAATAATAGAATGCCTGCTGACACAGCAACAATAATTGAAACTATTGCAGCAAAGAATGTTTTATCTTTATGTGAGATAACTCGTACCAACGAAGCCGCGAGTACGAGTATCAAAATGTCTACAGGATATCCTAGCAATGCATCTCTCTCTTATTATTATTTTGATCCACTTGGATATTATAAGTATATTTATACTATAAGAGATTTCACACTGGGCATGTTCCCCACACAGGCTTGTTGCCAGAAGTCAGGGCGGAATCTACGCTAAACCAACTTGGTTCTGTGTATATATATGGCACACACCATCCACTAATATCTTGGTTGAAAGCTGACGCCCCCCAGAACATCATACTCATATTGCCAACGCTTGAGGTATCCCATCCGCCAATGTCTTGGTTGAAAGCAATTGCATTGCCAAACATGATGCCCATGTCGCTAACACTTGATGTATCCCATCCGCCAATGTCTTGGTTGAAAGCACTTGCGCCGCTGAACATGATGCCCATGTCGCTAACACTTGATGTATCCCATCCGCCAATGTCTTGGTTGAAAGCATCTGCGCCTTGGAACATGCGTTGCATGTTGGTGACACTTGAGGTATCCCACAATGCAAGATCAGGATCATTAATAGTAGAGGTCCAGAATGCTAGAGCTAAACTAGTAACTGGACTTGTTGTATATAGCCCGTCATTAGGAACAAAAGTTGCTCCATAATTAGTTACTGCATCACTCCACCAAGAGGTATAAAATGGATTAGTTGCTGTATTTCTCATTGGAAAATACGTAGGAGTTCCAATAACAACTGTGGCGGGGCATGTTCCCCACACAGGCAGGTTGCCAGAAGTCAGGGCAGAACCTGTACTAAAGTTCGTTGGCTCAGTACTAATATTAGATACACACCATCCACTAATATCTTGATTGAAAACTGTTGCGCCGTCGAACATGTAAATCATGTAATTAACGTTTGAAACGTCCCATCCGCCAATGTCTTGGTTGAAAGCACTTGCGCCGCTGAACATGTAACTCATGTCGCTAACACTTGATGTATCCCATCCACCAATATCTTGGTTGAAAGCTGGCGCCCGCCAGAACATCGTACTCATATTGCCAACGCTTGAGGTATCCCATCCGCCAATGTCTTGGTTGAAAGCATCTGCGCCTTGGAACATATTTCTCATGTCCGTGACGCTAGATGTATCCCATCCGCCAATGTCTTGGTTGAAAACACTTGCGCTGCGGAACATGCGATACATGTTAGTGACGCTTGAGGTATCCCACAACGCAAGATCAGGATCATTAATAGTAGAGGTCCAGAATGCTAGAGCTAAACTAGTAACTGGACTTGTTGTATATAATCCGTCATTAGGAACAAAAGTTGCACCATAATTAGTTACTGCATCATTCCACCAAGTTGAAAAAAATGGATTAGTTGCGGTATTTCTCATTGGAAAATACATAGAAGTTTCAACAACCGATGCCACTTTCCTCCTGATACTCATTAATTTGAATGTTGATGATATCATGCCATTGATCTTCCTGCTTGGAAACCAAACCAAGTTGTTCCGCCATTGACAGTCATAAATGTGTAAATGTCAGTGCTGGCGGAAGCAATATCTGTCGGCGCTTCACCTTCATCCCATTTAACACTAGCAGGAAATGTTATTGTATGAGTGCCACCGCCTGTAAGAATTAATGTAACAGAACAGACTTCAGGAGCCACAGGAGCACCCGTGAATGTAAATGTGGTATTGCCCGAGGTTGTGAGCGTGTAAGCATCTCTTGCGCCTGCATCGACTGACGGAGTGGTACCAGTTAATACAGCAGAGGTTGTGTACTTGATTATGTTAGCGGAATCGCCCGTGTCACCTGTGTCTCCTTTTGCGCCCTTATATCCATTGCTTAATAGTGTACTTTGTCTAGCCATTTTTATTCTCCTTAAACTTTAATTGAAGCAGCGGCGACAAACAAAGCATCAACTTGTTCTGGCGTGTATCCAAGAAACCAAGCAAGCTCGTCCATCATCTGTGAAGTTCTTTCCCATTCAGTTGAGGATAAAATAGCTACTCGCATTGCAAATGGAGTTGTCGGATCGGCAAGTATTAACTCGACTTGCTCCCATGCAGTTTCGCCAAGTGCCAATTTCCCCTGTAATGGTGTGCACTTCATTTCTGATCTGCGTTGCACTAGGTCCGCTTCTAGTTCCTCATTGGTCTTAGTTCTGACGTTCCACGTTTGTATCCATTCGCCGCCTATGGATACCACCGCGCCCAATTCGACCACCTCTCCTTCGGCAGCACTCGGTCGCGGGGCGATACTCACACTGAATACATCGAAGTTATTCAACAATGTATCGCTTGGGTTCTTGGGAAATGAAGTCGAGGGATTGTCTCTGAACAACTTTGCAAGATTATATTGTACTGGTTGACCGTCTATTACTTTAATTATCATCTAGTTGCTCCCTTTGTGTCTTTAGTACTTGCAGCATAATCTTTGCCTTCTTTTGTTCGATAATTGTAGATTTAAGCATACTACTTAGATGATGTTCATAATCTCTAAGATCAGGATCGCGTCTTGCTAGAGGCAGTGACATGTCGTAAGTATCTATAGCAAACTGATATTGATCAATTTCTGCTTGTCTTGAGTTAATTGAGTTCTCGATATATTCTTTTCTAGTATTCATCTGATTTCCTTTTAATAATATCCGAAGTCGCAGTCATATACCGCTGCTGAAATCCTTGGTTCCAATGGTGCAACTGGTTCGGCTAATCTAGTTCCATATCCAGTATCTCTATCAAATTGATAAACGGCTATGTATGGCTCTTTGTTAGTAGTTGCGACAATCATATTTGCATCTGCATTTATCGCCACGCAGTTTGTGCCGCCATACATTCTAGATGATGCTGCGCCATATGGAGTGCCAAATCCGGTTGCATAATCAAATGGAGCGCCATACATATAGTCGCCAACAGCGGTTGCATATAAAACTATGCCATGTTTTGAAACCGCAAGTCCCCGAGCTGATTGGTTGGTATCAGGATAAAGACTTGTGTATTTAGTTCCCCATCCACCTGCCAAGGACCATTTATATGCACCCACTTTTTCGAAGGTTGCATCGCCAAATCCAGTATAAACAACAACATCGCCTTCAGGCAGTGACATCATTTGTACATTAGAACCGGATGCTTCTGGCGGGATAAGCGGGTCTGGATATGCAGCACCAAATCCTGTTACTGGATTCCATTCAAATGCTCGTATCCAAGGAGATTCATTTAATCTTATGATAACGGCTTGTCCGCTTGGATCAAAACATACCGCGCGGCAGGTTGAGGTTAAATTAGTTGATGAAGTATCATGGGGAGCGCCTACAACATGAGCGGCACTTATGGGGAAACTAGATACTCTGCTTCCAAGGTTTCGAGCAATTAGAAATGCGTCATTGTTTGGAGAGAACTTAAATCCATATCCATGTGAAGTGCCGTATTGACTTCCCGAAGGCTGAGTACCGTCATGAAGTAATGCACCAAAACCCGTGGGACCCCAGTCATAAACAAAGGCTCCTCTGGCTGATAGGCTGGCACCAACCATTGTTTGATCAGGAGAGAACATAGCATTCCCACCAAGCGCGGAATATCCGGGTGTTGTTAATGGATCTGCAAACTTAGTTCCAAAGCCATTAATCGGGTCCATTTTGTAGACGGATATTGGTGCATTTTCGCCATCATCTCTAAATGTAAATGCTGCACATTCGCCCGTGAAATTGGATTTAGCTTTGGTTCCGCCTGATGCTCTTAGTTTGGATGCTAATGTCATGAACCATCTCCCACCAATGCTCCATATACAGTTCCGCCAACATTCCAGATGGAAATAACTGTGTAGAGTGTAGTTGATAGTTCAGGCGCAAGTGCGCCATTATTAACCCAAGTGATTGCAGACCAAGTAATAGTATTATCTGTGTCCGCGTAGATCATTAGCGTTATGGATTCACCAGAGTTCAGTGAAATAGTTGGTGTACTGTCTGCGGTTAGCGTCCAAGTTTGGATTGTGCCATCTGTTATGCTAATAGTTGGAGTTGTTCCGGTAATAGTATGAACTGTTTCGGACAAGCCTTTGATTGCCAAAGTACCAGTCATAGTTCCACCAGTTGTTAGCAATGCATCATCTGAAGCATCTTCGCCTTTAGGACCTACAGATGAATATACTTGCCAAGTGGAACCGTCATAAACAAAGTCAACACGCGAGTCACGAACATCAAGAATCAAGTCCTCGACCAATCCCTCAATAGTTGAACCATTACGAGCAACAGTTAAATTATTGGTATCCCAATCGCCTGCATCTGCAACAACAAGCATGTCACCAAGTGAAGGAGATAATGGAAGTGTTATTGTGAAAGATGAAAGTGATGTATCCGCTAGAATGGCGTCATTTGATGCTGCCGTGTATGCAGACGTTTGTTTAAACCAGACAAGTCCAGAACCACCAGTAGATATTCCGGGATCGCCTTTAGGACCAGTATCGCCAGTCTCGCCTTTGTCGCCTTTATCTCCCTTAGGACCCGGCACAATGGAATCTGCACCAGTATCGCCTGTGGCACCAGTATCACCCTTGGGACCAATCTCGCCTTGATCGCCTGTGTCGCCTTTAGGACCCGGCACCACGGAATCTGCACCAGTATCGCCTGTGTCGCCCTTCAGTCCGGTTAGACCAATCTCGCCTTGATCTCCCTTGTCGCCCTTTAGTCCAGTTAAACCAGTATCTCCTGTGTCGCCCTTGTCGCCTTTAGGACCCGGTATAATGGAATCTGCGCCAGTATCGCCTGTGTCGCCCTTGTCGCCTTTATCACCCTTGGGACCAGTATCTCCTGTGGCACCAGTATCACCCTTAGGACCTTCAACTGTGGAATCTGCACCAGTATCGCCCTTTGGACCAGTATCGCCTGTGTCGCCTTTAGGACCCGGTATAATGGAATCTGCACCAGTATCGCCCTTTGGACCAGTATCTCCTGTATCGCCTTTAGGACCCGGCACAACGGAATCCGCGCCAGTATCACCTTTAGGACCAGTATCGCCTGTATCTCCCTTAGGACCAGTATCGCCTGTATCTCCCTTTTCTCCCTTAAGTGACGCTATCCATTCAGCTTCGGAACCTACAAATCCACCATAAACAGCAAGCTCATAAGCAGACTCACCATCATTGCCCGGAAGAATGCCAGAACCACCAGCAAGATAAAATTCATCGAGTATTGCTTGTGCTGCGGTTGCAGAGTTGGCAGATGATTGTGCGCTTGCGCTTGCAGCATTCAGAACAGGTGCAATAGGAAGCATTAATAGTTCAACTGAATGTCTGCCTTGTTCTATAAATGATATGCTGGGACGAGTGCCTTGTTCTGTAATAGAAATATTGGAATGACTGTCTTGCTCTGAAATAGAAATATCAGAACGTCCTGCATTGTCCGAAATTCTAATTGTCATGTACGAGTAACTCCCTTTAGTACTTCGACATAAAAGGTGTCAGTAGCCACAACGATGCCGCCCGCCGTGTATCTAATGTCACAAGAGAGCGAACCTGTAGGAAAGCCGCTAGTGTCTGTCGCGGAAATTTCATATGTTCCCACTGTTAAATCTATTGGTGTAATGACGAGTGTTTGGTAAAAACCATTTCCCAAAAGAGCAGCCTCAATAACTGTTCCTGAAATATCTCCACTATCGTCCTCAACAGACCACGAAAGTGTCTCACCCTGTTTAATTTTAAGTGTCATTCAATGCTCCTGTCTTATTATAATTCTATTTATGCTTTTTTGAATTTCACATGAAAAAAGGGCGCTCCGAAGAACGCCCCTGATTAGATAATAGTTGGATTTAATTAAGGTGCATCAATCCAAGTAACGGCACCAGATCTAGCGATGGAAATATCCATTTGGATTCTGTCGTCACGTGGTTGGGAAACGTCAGCCGTAGCAACGTATCCGTCAAAGACACAATAAGTTTCATTAGTATCTTGGCTGAACTTGATAATGAAAGTGTGTTCAGTCTTACCAGAGTCGTCTCTCAATGACTTGTGGATAACATTATCGTTATTCAAAGTAACATTAAAAGTAAACTCGCCCGGATCAGCTTGTCCAGGCAGTTTGCCCATAACATCATCACCATAAACTGGAATGTCTATAACTGTTCTTGCCTTAGACAATGTACCCATATCAGCAACGTCTTTAACATTGTTGATTGTTACTGCACCAGCAGCAACAGTAGTTGCATCTTTAGTTGTCATAACGGTTTCAACGTAATATAGAGTTGCGATAAAACCAGCTGCTCTGCCTGTAATTCCTGCCATTTGTAAAAATCTCCCTTTAGGATTGTTATTATTGTTATTTATGCTTTTTTGGTTTTCACTTAATCAAGAACATTAAGTGTAATAGTTGTTCTGTGTATTGTTTCCAGACTATCATCATATCCGTCTAGAATGTTTGTAATGGTTATTTTGCTAATACTTGAGTCACCTAGAGAACCATTCAATCCCTGAAACTTTGCTACAACCAAACCCTTTAATTCTTGCAGTTCGGAATATTTTTTCGAGTAAATTGTTACCGTAAATTCAGTTGTTCTTAGTCCCCATGAGTCCTTGTAATAGAGTTGGCGCAAACCATTTCTGACGGAATAGATTGCAGCAGGTAGTGAATAATCTTTTCCCAAAGCAGGTCTAACAGTGACCGTTGGAAGAGTTGAGACTAGTTCATCCGCGAAGTTTTGAATTAGTTTTGCTGTCATTCTTGTTCCAATCTATCAATTAGGAACATCAATTCAGCGCGATCAGTTAAACGAGAATCAACTGCAATCACTTCAAAGATTGAACTGGAAACACCCGGCATAGTGAGGCGAGTTCCATTTACTACAGTTGCGGTAAGAGGATTTTTCCGAACATACAGATACTGACGGTCGCCACTTACTGAAATATTGCCCTGTAATGAATCCTTGAAGCTGACAGTTGCGGGGCGTCCTCCGGTATTGAAAGACTCCTCATAAGTGTATTCAACTTCGTGATAACTATTAGTTGTTCCTGTTCTTGCAAGGAAGGATACCTTAATTGGATACTTCATAGCTCAACCCGCCTTTCAGATGCCAATAGGCGATCAACAGTTATCGCCGCCTTTCTGGCTTTTGCATCTGTGGACTCGGTACGAACTTCAAATAATTCTGCCGCAACCATAAGAATTGCATGACGGATTACTTGCGGAACAACTTTCATTTCAGAATAATATTGAATACAAATTGGATTCTGAAAGTCTTTGCTTATAATAGGTGGCATTGAAAAAAGTATTCGAGCATGAACAGATGTTGAATCAACAAGATATTGTGCTTTGTCTAAAGTTTGCAAAGTATTATCTTCATCGTAGTATTTAACTGAAATAATATCGACATTCTTAGTATCAAATGTATTGATATTGAAGCTTGGAATATTAAGTTCAAATTTGGACGAAGATATTTGTTTTCCGATATGTTTACTTACATAATCAGTTGCAGTTAACAAAAGAGTTGCTAGTTCCAAGTCATAAGACGAGTCACCAAATAATTGAAGTTGCATCTTGAGATCTGAAACGGAAACAGGAGTACTGAATGCACTTTGGATTAAGTTTGTTGTTTGTGTCATGTCCATCCCTCCTAAAATGAGGGGCGAGAATTAACCCGCCCCAGTTGTCTGGTTGGTTCCAGATTATGTTTTCATTTTTAGAGTTTTTAGAGCATCAGTGTGAAGCTGCTTCATGCCGGAGCGCAGGCTAGCGTAGTAGCTGTAATGACCCGGCTTGGTTTCAACATAACGACCAACAGTAGCGGAGCCACGGTTAGCTATGATAAGACCCTTTTGGAAGTCACCGTAAGCAGCAACGACTTTAGTTGAAGCAGGAGCAGCCATATAAGCAGACTCATAAACAGGCGCGCCAAACAGACGGAATGTGCCGATTTGAGCGTCGAATACAAGATCACCACCAGTAGAAGATTGGCTAAGAGTTCTCAATTGTGCCATTGCGCCAGTAGAAACAACGAATGCACCGTTTGCACGATACTGTGGAGCTACTGAGAACATCAGGCTTGCGAAGTCTGCAAGTGCAAGATTAGTTGCATGAGCAGCAGTTACGCCAGAGATTGCTTCAACAATAGTGACGTGGCTTTGTGCTTCAACGGAAGCGATCTCATCAAGCATATCTTGTGCCCAATAAGCATCGAAACCTATAATGTCGTCACTAGTTTCGATAGCAACATTGGAAAGAGCGTCGATAGTCTCAACCATAACAGTTACTTCGGTTACAGCAGCGGTACCAGCGTCAGTCAAGTTACGAACAGCAGCAGATTTTGCAGCGCCGTGAGCACCAGTACGGACAGGAATAGTGATTGCTTTGGAGTTTGTTTCCAAGTTCTTAGCAAGAGCACGGAAAGGGTTGGAAGCAAACAAGCTGCCTTCAAGACCAAGCGTATCGGTTGGAGCACCAGTTACGTTTGTAGTTTGGTTAATAGCTTTCAAGAATACTTCAGTTTCGGCTTTGCCTGTTTCTGCGAAATTCTTTTCAAATATTTCGTGGATATTCATTTTTGGATCTTCCTTTTTAATATTAGTTTGGGCTGGCAAAGCATTAAGTTTCGCTTCAAGTGCTTCGAGTTCGGTTTTAAAAGATTTAAGTTCAGTGGAATCGACTTCAATCTTTAGCGAAAGAGTCTCGAAGTCACTTTTAAGAACAGTGGTTTCGAGCTTTGCATCTACAGAAGATTTGATCTCAGTTAGTGTTTCTTGAATTTCTTTATTAATATCGTCCATTATTGGCTCCTAAAGTTTAAATGATTTGAGTGTTGCTAGAATGTTCTCACAATTGGATTCAGTCTCTCTTAGATTTTTCAATCCCGTGAAACCGCCATTGAATAATGCTTCAATCTCCGAACGAGCCATTCCAGCTTCGCGGAGCAATGTTTTGAGTGCTTTGGTTTCAATCAAACCATCTTCGGATTTAACTGAAAGTATTTTTGCTTGTGGGTTTGCAGGTTTAAGGACAACACTTGTTTCAACCAATTGAATTGAGTTAAATGTTCGTCCGCCTGAAGTATTCTTTACAAAATCCTTAGATTGAAACCCGATGCTGACAGATCCGACTGCATTTCTTTTCATTAATGCTTGAACGTCTTTTCCCAGTGAAGTTTCAGTATAGATTATGCCATTTCCGATAACACCAGTTTCGTCTTTGGTAAGAGTCTCCCACTCACCAATGACCATTTTTGTATCATGTTCATATAGCATGTGTAATTTTTGGTTTGCCGGGTCGAAGTTTTCAATAAACTCATCCAGACATTTTTCTGTCATGATATCTCCCACAAAATCGGAATTACCAAATGTAGTGAGATATGCACTAATCTTTCCATCTGTGCTTTCCGCAACTTCAAGATCAATTGATTTAGTAATAAGGTTCATAGGGACTCCATGTATTAGTGATAATTCTATTTATACTTATTCAAATTTCACTCTTGGCGTAGTTGGCTTTTATTTTCCAACCAGCCTTTTTGAGTTCTTTTTGAGTTTTGTGACGGGATTTTAAAAATGAATCCAGATTTGGCATTACATAAATGTGACCATCAGGATGAGTGATTGTGTAATTAATTGGAGTCCTTTTCATCGGTACCTCCTTCTGGTATTACAACACCAACGGGATAACCCATTAGATCTCGTCCTTCGTCCTTTGTAAGCAATCCTGCATCAACGGCGGAAACAGCAACTTGAGTTGCGGAAATAATATCACCACGAATTAGTGCGCTTGGATCAAGTTCAATCTCAAACGGTTGATTTGTTCCCAAAAGTCCATCGGTCAACTTGGTTTGTATGTTGATAACAATAGGTGCTACGGAGTCGCGGTAATAAGATGCTTGTCTTGATGCCAAGTTGGAATATTTACTGCCGTCATGTATCTCAAGTGCGTAGGAAGGCACGGAGAACACCGCACAAATGCGTGTCATGCACTGTTGTTTCAGAGCCTGAGTGTCGGAATCTGCGGGTGAAGTCGGTGTTATCTGCGTAAATGTCGCTCCACCGTCGAGAACAGCGACAGAACCGCGAGAACTAGAAGATTGACCGCCGAATTTTTCTGCCCAACCGTCTGCAAATGCCTTTTTAACTTCAGGTGGAATGCTCTCGGGGAATGAAACAACGCCAGAAATAGCTGTGGAGTTTCTGAAATTATCCGCCATACTGTTATCTAGAGCATTATCAATGGCAACTAAGTTGTGACATTGTGAAACTCGGGACAAACCTTGTGAAGAACCACCGATAAAATCACGAATATGAATGACTTGAGCTTCAGTATAAATTGTTCCGTTGGTATGTCTGTATGTTCTCTTGCCTGTCGCAGATATTGATTGAGTTATATCATTTGCAGCAAGTGGAATAAGTTCAAGTATTTTTCCCGATGTAGTTGTTAGTTTAAACAAATAGCAATTGCCATAAGTTAATAGATCAACCGTGATTTGAAATTTAAGTTCATATCCAGTCATTCCCGAAGCAGGATTATCAAGCAATTCTTGAATCTTATGTTCTACGGGCGAAAAACCTGTCTTACCCTTTTCAGTAACACCCCAAGGAAGTTGTGCTACCGTTGTTGCAATGTATCTAACACAAGCAAAGACAGTGGGATTTCTCAGTGCAACATCAGTAGTGATTGCTTCGCCTGTTCTTGCCCTGTTACCTCCGACATATTGCATCGAAACTTGTCTTGAGGAGGTATTAACTTTGTTTGGCAGAAGCCAATCTAACCAATTTGCCATATAATTTCCTTATGTTTGTATTATTTATGCTTATTTGAATTTCACTATCCAAAATAGAAATTGAATTCTTTTGGCTTATCAAATGAAGTTGCGGCGCGACCTGTTGCCATAATTAGAGTAATAATAGCATCAATCTTTAGAGCCTTATCTTTGCCCTTCCGAACCTTGATGTTATTATTTACATCTGCATAAACTTCTGTATTGGATATCTGCCAAGCCAAGAATGCATCATCTAGATGTTTGAGGTTTCCAGATCTAATTGCCAGTTCCGTGACTTTAGTTGATGGAGACATTGCACCCATGCCCTGCGAGTGCTTCACCATGTTTATTCCCGAGTCTTGCAACATCGCCGTAATTTGGCTGGCGTTCCAAGGGTCGAAAGAAACCTCTTTCACGTCATATTTTTCGGAGAGATTTTGGATATATTCACGAATAAAATTGTGATCTGCTATGTCGCCTTCAGTAATAATAAGTGAACCCGACTCAACACCTGCGGCATATACTTGGCGAACATGCTTTGGCACTTTTTTAAATGTCTCTTCGGGAACAAAGCACTTTGCATCAAAGTGATATGTGCCGTCAGTCTGGGGAAATACCATACCAACCGCTGTAAGGTCGTCAGTCGAACCTAAGTCAATTCCGATATAGCAGGGACCGTCAGTATTAAGTTTGCCGATAATATTTTCATTCCATTTGTCCAGTTGCAGCCATGATTCACTGGTTGAGACAAACAGATTTAGGTACTTGATGAAAAAGTTTGGTTTATTTGCAGGAATTTCTTTTGCAATTGCAGCTTCTTTCTGAAGGAATTCAATTGAGACTGAAAGACCGAGTGACGGATTAGACTTTATCCAATTTGTTTCATCATCCCAAATATCATCCTCGTCTAAAGCGTATGCTAGAGTGAAGATGCGTTCGTCTTTAATTGCTCCATGCAACACCTTGCGGGCATAATCCAATTGCTCAAAGAAATAATTACTTTCCGCGCCTGCTTGGGCGGTAGTAATGTAGTGTATAGCAGGAGACTTCTGTGCACCCATGGAACTTGTCATGACTTCAATCAAGTTCCTGTCGGAGATTGCAGCAGCTTCGTCACAAATAACTAGATATGCGTTTTTCCCATCCAGACTTTTGGAATCTCTTGATAGTGGAACGTATCTATTCCACTTTTTGGAATTGGAAATTGCATGACCTGTAATATTAGTGTCATGTGTTAGCCGTGGGTCTGCTCGTTCAATCAGACGCTTTGCCATATTCCAGCACAACTTGGCTTGGTCCCTGTTAGTTCCCATTGAATAGATTTGAGAACCTTCTGGACCGAACACGAGTGCATAAACAGCTAGTGCCGAAAGTATGGTTGATTTTGCATTCTTTCGACCCACCATAGCGATGCATCTGTCATATCTTTTAATTTCTGGATCTGATTTATCAACCCATCCATTAGTTGCGCCCAGATAAAGAGCGTGCCAATTGGCAAGTCTTAATGGAGTTCCTGCAATATCGCCTTCAATGAATTTAAATAATTGAACATAGGTCAGAATGTGGTTTGCAGCAGCTTTGTTGAATGTCCAGCGAAACTCAGGTTTAAATTGGTTTACATCAAGATCTTCAATGAATGAGCGACACTGCGCTATTACATCTTTACATGCCAATATCTCGCCAGAAACAATGTCTCTAGCATATTGAATTGCATCCTCTGCTGTTTTTGCTGGATAAATTTCATTCTTCATTAGTTAACCGAACGAGCATTCATGAAGTCGCCTATTGGGTCATGCTCGACCTTTTCATTTAATGAAGTTGCATCTATTAGTCTGCTAATAGGGGTCAGTCGAAACTCCGCCATAATAATTCTAATTTCACGACCAGTTTCTAGTGCTATTGAGTATGCAGGTTTGCGCCCAATTACTGCTTCGGGGTCGCTCTTGTAGTATGCAAGTGCGTCCGTATAGATCGAGTAGAGTTCCACAAGTTGAGATAATAGTATTGTATCAACTTCGTGAGTCATGCCTTGTTCATTTAGTATTTCCGCAAACCAATCAAATACTTCCTCGCGGTTTACATTTGGATTTGGCTGAAGCAGGTGGTTTTGCGGTTTAACCTTCGCACGATCTTTTTCGGGTACTAATACTTTGTCGTGTCGTGCCGCAATGTATGTTCCATCCAACTCGTGTTCTGCAATTGATTTACGATTGCTGCCGCCGCTGCGTCCCTTTTTACCTGCCATGAAGTTCTCCGATCTAATCTAATCTAATCTGCTAAATAATAGAGATGCCGATTTGGTGTATTCATCTCAAAACTATTTATACAAAGGAGATCTTCATGAGATCGGTTACTAAAAGTGTCTGTACCAAGATACCGGGTTGTGGTGGCACTCACTGTTATGGAAAAGGATGTTTGGCAAAGGTTGTGGCGTCTTATAAACTACCGAAAGAGCAGGACTCCGCGGCAGTGCGCCATAACCACAAATGGTATAAAGGTACCCGTTGGGCGGCGATCAGAGTCGCGCACTTATCACGTGAGCCATTATGTCAAAGATGTAAGGTGTTTGATGCTTTAACTGGTGCAGATCATGTGGACCACGTCATTGCACATAAAGGAGATGCTGCATTATTTTTTGATGCTAGCAATCTGCAAAGCCTATGTGTGTCTTGTCACTCTTACAAAACACGGGCTGAGGAACGGGGAATAATATTTGATTATAGATCAGGATTTGAGGTCGTGCTTGATCCGTGAATCCGCCATTTGCCGAACGCGAAAAATATTTTGGGGCAACATGTTGTATAAATACGGGTCAAAGCCTTAAAAGTTATCGCCTGACAGCATGTAATACCGTCAGGCGATGCCATCAGGCGCTTGGTCATTTCACGCGGTGCAGTTCAAGGTCGGCACCTACATCAATGACCCACTGTGGCTTGTCGCCTTTACCCGACCATGTTTTGCGACCATCATGTATGTTCCTATACATGGGTGGTGTGCGAGGCTTACGGGGCTTGGTGCTCTTTGCACGAGTGGTTGGCGCATCGGGGTATAGTTCCTGCATGGTATAACCCAAGTCGGATGCAAGTGCCTCCACCTTGTCACGCGCGCCTGTGATGCCCTTCAGTCGTTCCAACTCTGCTTGATCGGCGGCAATTTTCTTTTCAAGTGCGGATATAATCTTATCAGTCATGTAATAATCCTCATGTTGTACCTTCATGATGTATATGTACCTGTGATCAACATAACAATAGCATTAAGATTGGCGCGCCGAATGGTACCGCCTGAAAGGGAGTATAATTGGTACATCTCTCCTACCTTTGTGAGTTCATGGTCGCCTATCCCCTCGGCATGGATCACCGCCTCATCCTCACCATTGTAGGTAATAGTATAATCATGTTCCTGTAGGGTGGTCACTTGATGGGCGGGAAGTATCATGTGCGGTCACCATATATGTATAGCAGTCCGTTGAAGTCGTCATTGGGGATACACTCATGATGTGCCAACCAACCTATGTTGGCGGCTATTAGGACACCAAGTGCCTCGGTGCCTCCCTCAGTCTTGTACTGGCGAATGAAACCGTGAAGCTGTCCCTTCACCTCGCCCTCTGTAAGGGTCTTGTCCGCCACCATGGTGAGGATGAGGTCATGAACTATCGCATATAGGTGCGTGTCATGGTCGGGAAAGGTAACACCTACTCCGCATGGTAGGTCATTCATATAAAAAGCACTAAAAGATCTCATGTTGTTCCTCATGTGGTTGCTTGTCCTCATGAGATTTTAATAGGATGCTCGACCAAGTCACCACCTAAGTGCTTGTTTTTGCAGGTTTTATTACCGAGTAATGGGTACCCACACGGATAATATTGCCTCTATATGTAGAGGTTAGACGGGACATAGGTTCAACTATAGTTGACACCAAAAATCAACATATAGAGGTATCCTGTCGGTTCTAATAAAAATGTCTTTTTGTCGAGATCTAATAATAGAATAATCATTCACTTCCAGAGGTAGGCGAAGCCTGCATAAGAGCTTGCTCGTTGCGAATACTATTATTTAAATGAGTTAAAACTAGACGTTTCTAGGTGGTGTCTTGATTCCGATAATGGATAACCTATTAAATGGTAAGTTAATACTAGGAACGTCTAGTACTGATTGAAGTGAACATACTATTATCTATTCATATAAAACATACTTTTAACTAATAAACATTCACTTCCTAAGGTAGGCGAAGCCTGCATAAGAGCTTGCTCGTTGCGAATACTATTATTTTATTCTTGATTGTATTTCATCTCGCAAGCTCGATGCAGGCAAGCCTGTCACCCGATTCTTGTTTATTCTTTTATCAAACTAGGGCGCCTATATTATATAAATGGTTTGAAACGGTAAGCCATGAGGAGCTTGCTCTGGTGTATATTATATATCATAAACGGTTATTGAATTTGAGGAGCTTGCTCTATAACCAACATGATACCACTTAGTCGCTAGAGAAATCCGAGGACACGAAGTGGACTTGGATTTATATATATTATAATAAATCATCTAAAAACGGAACTTGAGTTCAAGTATTAACTTCAACAACTTAGACAAGTCCCAATCTATGTCACCCCCGATTTCTCATGTTCTACATCGCAGTTTAGATGCTCTACCCTCAACGGTTATTGCCCATCTAGTTCTCTATCATAAACGGTTATTGTAGACATTATTACGTAGCCTAATAATACCCCAGTACATTATTAACATCTTTCAACGGAATACTGAATTTAATTTCGGTTTTCGGTCAAAGCAGTGATTTCTCGATATAAATAAATACACGAAACGGGTACTTGCCCGGCTTTTGATAAGTGAAAGATGGGATACGGCAAACCGGGTGGTTCTGGCGAAGCAATGGTATCCCATCACTATCATCCGTTTCAGACGAAAACCACCGAGCAATGCTCTCAAAACAAAACAAGGAATTTTACCCATGAAAAGAATTAGAACCTGTGCACATTGTGATGCTGAATTAACCGGATCTCGCAGTCAGAAGTATTGCAACCAAGTATGTAAGAACGCCGCAAACAATGCAAAGAACAATGCACTATCCAAATTATTGCGCACACAAGAAAAGACTTGTGTTGTCTGTGACGCTACATTCACCACCTCGAAGTCTAGTACCATTACTTGCTCCGTAGCATGTGCCGAGATTGAACAGAAGAATAAGGTCGCCGCACATAATGCAGAGGCTGACGTGTTGTGTGTAAAACTTCGTCGCATGTTCATCGAGCTAACATCAAAATTTGAACGTGAAAACTTCGCAAAGAACCTTATTGAGGAACATAATACTAATCCTTTGGTTCGGACTGTATTTCATCGAGTAAACAAGGTCTTTAAGCCACTTCCAAAGCCTATATATAAATTGAATTATAACCCCAAGAAGGACCGTCCGTCACCATCGCAGATGAAAGATAAACATGTTGTTATGGTTCACGCAGTCATTGATCTTAAAGCAGGAACAGTTGATTACGTCGCGGGCATTTTCAAGGATTCAATTCCCCACTTTCGCGATTCCATTTTCATTGGTGCATACAAGAACCTGCGTGATGCAAAGAAAAAGGTCGCCGAAATTAATACTGTCCTTTCCTACGATGATGAGAGAACAGTGTTGCTTATTGATTATCGTCTTGTAAATCACGACAGATCATCAGCTGCTTTGTTGATTGAAGAAATTGACATGGATATGAACGTATTCACATATACCGAGCTTTATTCAAAACTGACATATAAAGATTCCGTTTTAATCAACTATTATAATGTATTAGCACAGAAGGAACTAGACCAATGAAAACATTTTTTCGTGTAATGGACTCGATGCCGCGACATAACATCGGCAATAAGGTGGCTGTGGTGATCTATGCAGTTATTGAAGGCAATTCATTGGACTATAAGGTTGGTTTATTCAAACGTGGTTCCATGCCTACTTCACATGATACAATATACTTTGGTTCATTCTTGAAACCAACTGCGGAGAAAAAGAAAAAAGAAATAGAAGCACTAATGGATCGTGATGATTACCGAACAATGTTGCTCCTTGACTATAAGATTTATCAACCAAATCTAGCTGCTGCAAAAGATATATTAGTGGAGATTGGAGTGGGTTTAGAATGTTGATAACAAAAGCAATGCTCATAGCTCAACCAATTCTTGATGAAGAAGATGAGGAATATGAGGACTATGAAAGCTCCGATCCATTTGAACATTCCGCAGAAGATTGGGAATACATTCGGGAAAATGACTTCTTTTACAAGTACTAACTAAACTACCATTTATATTGACAGATTAGAAATGTAATATATTATGTAATAACATAACACATAAGGAATAGAACAGACATGAAAAAGAAAACATATACAAATGTTGAAATACTATCAGTTAATACCAGTCAGGTAACTAGCGCAAGAATTGTTGCAGCCTTCCTTGCAATTACGGTAGTACTTGCACCCTTTGCATTGTTGATATTCTGGATGGCACGGAACAATGTCAGATATCAAGTGCGCCTCACCGATTCATACGGGATGCAATCAGTTGAATTAATCTATGTGAAGAAATACAAAAAAATCTTTGCACAAATTCAGGCACTTACCCAAGAGGCTATTGAACTACCTAAATAAATAATACCAAAAAGGACGCCAGAGTAATTTCGGCGTCCATTTTAGTTATGTAAACATAACCTTTATGTTCTGAGTATGGATTTAAATTCGAGCAATGCTCTTCATTTTCTGCTTATAGCAATTATACCGCAAGTTTCTGATTAGTCAAGATAATTCGTGCCCTGAGGATGATGGTGCGTAGTGTTCTCGTAGGAGGTTCCAGATTGGTTCCAAGTATATCAAAGGTCGTCGAAAATGTATCGCCTTCCTCTGCTTCCTTGAAGAATATTTGTTTATCTTTCGTCCATGTAAGGAACTCGCGTCCGTCAATATGGAATGTGGCAAGTTGGTCAAAGTGTCGCGCCAAGAAGATTGCGTACTTCAACCGCACAACCATATCCTTATCTTCCTCTTTGATCGACGGTCTTTTCATTCTGTAACTCCTGTACGTGGCTTGCGTGAATCTTGCATCCCACAAACCGATTATAATATGATTCATCAAACAGAACCTCGCGGTTCACTTGTTCCATTAATTCCAGATATGTTGCGGCACCCTTGCTCTTACACAGATGCAGGATTGTGCGCTTGATCAGATGCCCGGCTTCAATGTCTGTGTTCAACGCTTGGCTGCTGCCTGTATAGGCGCGCCAGTTACTTTCGACAGTAACCACGCGCTTTCGTTTAAACCCCTTGAGCGGCGGCTTCCGTGTTGTGCTGAACATTGTTTTCTTGCCGACATAGAGCATTCCATTTGTTTCATTCTCAATCAGATAAACAAACGCGATGATGCCGGTTGGTACTTCTTCGAGTACTTTGTTTTGATATTTCCATTCTAACATATAACTATTTATTAGAATCCGAAATTAATTTAGTTTGATCGGATTTAGTTGTAATTATGATACAATTATGCCGTTTCCCACGGATCAGTTTTTATAAATAAAATTGTAAAACACCATCCACGAGTTACCGCTCTGATGGTTGTAGCAACAACAACAACGGAGATTTGCCACCATGTCTATATATATACAAAACTTTGAACTCGACTCACCAATTATACCAGTTGATCCATATGTGTATGAGATCACGGACAATACCAACGGAAAGAAACTTATCGGCTCTCACAATGGAGCATTTGGATTTAAATACATAACCTCCACGGGAAGTATTAACCGCGCCGTTAAAGCCGAACCAGAGAACTTCGAGCGCAAGATCTTGTTTCAACATCATGATCTTGCTGTAATTCGCCAAATTGAATATGAATTGATCAAGTCGCTCGATGCCGTGAATGATGATAATTACATCAACAAGAGAAATTACATTCACAAAGACCGTATGAACAATCCCAAGTTTAAAGCATGTAAACATTGCGGCAAGAAACTTCGCACCCAGAACATTGCAGCGCACGAAAGATCATGCCTCGCAAGAAAGAACGCAGAATATGTTAAAGAGGATACATTCTACGGTTATTCATATGAGCAAATATCCGCGATGTTTTCATATGATGAAGAAACAGGCTTCATCTACAACCGAAAAGGCAAACACCTGAAAGCGAAAGACGGGTTTGGTTATTCCAAAATATCCTTGCGCCGCGATGGCAAACAATACTTTGTTTATGGACACAGACTTGCATTCTTCATCATGAATAAATGGATTGCGCCCGATGTTTCAATTATTCACGTTGATGATGATGTTACAAACAATGCCTACTCCAACTTGTCCTTGAGTGTGGCTTCAACAAGACCAAAGATAAAACCGCCGCGCAAGATACAAGATAGATTTGATTGTCCTCATTGCAAAAAGGATTTTGCGCAATCGGCTTTCGTGCGCTGGCACGGTGATAAATGTAAGGCGAAGTCCGATGTTTGAATTTCACATATACCGGATCACGTCGGAAACAATTTCAACTATTATTCTTTCCGATAAACCCGCGCCCACAACAGACTTTGCATCCGAAATTATCGCCAGCTTTAAGACAAATGATCTTCGTAACATTGCACTGAGAAGTTATTTTCGAGAAATTAAACACCAACCAGACTTATATCCAAATCACAAACTTAGGAAACAATAATGAAGAACTTCATCCACGCATTTCTTACCGTTTCACTCTCGGCTTATTTACTCTTTTTATTCACAACAATATAGGAACATCACATGACAACAACTAGAGATACTTCACTCGGCGCTCGTACGGCATTTTTAATGGATCTGGCAAAAACAGGTGCTGATAGTTCGGAACTATATGTCGAATATGTTTGCCGCTATGGCATGACCGACGATTGCTTTGATCTTATTGCAGACGTGCGCGGAGCTGCACTAGACGCTCGTTAACAGAAAGATAGGTTGTGCCTAAATATGGCACGACCACCCGCTTGGTTCCTGTTTTAAACTGGACAACAAGAAACCTTTCACTTTCAACATATTTCCGCACTCCATAATCCTTGCTGAAATATGTCTCCAGATTTCTATTTCCCAATTCCGCCCGCAGTTTGTCATTTATTAAATCATCAGCTTCGGGCGGAAATATGGTCATATTATTGTGCAGTACAATCTTGTCCAGCACCCGCTTTAACAGTCCCGCCATGCTCATTCTAATTTCATATATAACATCTTCATCAGTTGTGGCGTCATATGCACTCAAAAAAGCATTCTGTTCAGCATCTATATTATCAACAAGTAGCTCCGCCAGCTTTTCATCGAGCGCAGATAATATCTTGGTTCCCTCATTCAGTTCAGTTTCAATAACCTTCGCGCGGGCAATGAGGCTAGAAAGCAGAGCATCGGATAACTCAGGATTATCAAATCGAGCAACAAGTGCATCATAGGACACCTTATTAGCGTCCATTTTCGCCTGTGCGCTCGCCCTCTCTCCTTCCAATATCTTCCTTTTATTGCCGCCAAGATCATCAGCCATGATCTCCGCAAAGTTCACCTCTCTTACAAACTTAATAAATGCTTGTTCGAGATCTTGATATTTCCAACTTGGCGCATTGCAACCAGCACTAACCAAGGAATTGGAGCATCTCAGATACCGTATCTTGCCCTTATTCCTCATGATAATATTGCCGCCACAGGCACCACACTTGGCAATTCCCATGAACAAGTTTGCAACCGAAACTCCCTTGCGTCCCGCACCTGTAGTTTTGCGGTCCTTCATTCGTGCTTGGGATAAATTGAATGTGTCTCGGGAAACAATGGCGGGAAAATAATCAGGTATCACTTCCCCGACAGGAACCCGTTCTCCATTTATCTTTTGTTTTGCTTGGAACTCACCATATACGCTTGGACTGCGAAGTAGTAGCCCAACATAACTGGAACCCCACTTGGCACTGGTTGCAATGGGCGGATATTTCTGGGGATTTTCATTGAGATGTCGGACAATACTATACACACCCCACCCATCTATTGATAACTGAAATATGTATCTGATTATGTCTGCCTTGGCTTCATCAATAACGAAGCTGTTCCTATCCTCACCAAATTCCAACCATGCAGACGTGTTGGCACCCATTTTCTTGGTGGCGATGGTTGTCCGTTTCCTCTCCCATGTTGCGGCGAGGCGTTTTGACTTGGTTGCACTTTCATCATGGGCGCGAAGCATAATCCCCATGCTCGTGAACAGTTGCCCCACATTTTGCGCCACACTCTCCGTTGTATAAATTTGATTATCAACAAGCGTCACAATCGTGATGTCCTTTGAGAGAATTGCCGTGAACTGCGCAAAGGCAATCAACACATTGTCTCGGCTCAACCTGTCCAGTGACTCCACCAGAAGCACGGAACCCGGTTCGACTGTTCCTGCATCAATCGCGGCGATGAAGACGCCCAGCGCACCTTCCTTGGAGTTCTTTCCCCGGAAGGCACTAACGCCAATATCCTGTAATTCCTCAATTAATTGATAGTTGTGCTCTTGTGCATATCGCTTCGAAGCCTCAAGCTGTCGCCTGATGCCATCGCCTCGCTTCTGTTGGTCACTTGATATTCTGAGATAACTGTAACACTTGGTCAT